ATCCGTTACCTGCTTGGTTTTATCCCGCTTAAATAATCCTCTTACGCCTTGATATGTCTAGGTTACCTTTGCGTTACCTATGCGTTACCTTAGTATTTTGCTTATTATTTACGCCACCGTGGCAACTACGATCCAGTTGGGGTGGAATACTCGGGGTATCCCATATATTCCTACCGTCAAATCTAAATACGGATTTTTGCTATTCCCCGTCTTATCTTCCACCACCGCGAATTTCCCCGGCTGCGGATTTTCCAGTGTGCCATTGTGCAGACTGATAGTGCTGGCAAAGTCCATCAGTTTTTCACCGACCATGCCTTCGCCACGGATCACAAATTTGTTATCCGGGATAAAAGGATAAAACGTGCCGATTTCATCAGCGTATCCCTCGTCATAAACCTCGAAGTTAAGCTGCGGAAATAAAAGCCTTAATGCCTCCGCTACGTTATTTGCGCTCAGGAATTTAGCATATTGCGTATTCTTTAGCAAATCGCGTATTTTACTGTTCTGTGCTAAGTAGCCGGCTACCTTCATATTGAAATATGCGGTCACGCCTTTGGCGCCAGTGCCCCGGTATAATAATAACCAGGTTGTGATATTGGCTAAAGGATCTGCAGTCGTTATTGCCGACCAAAGAGCAGCGCCTTCAAGCGAAGGCTTATTGCCCACAGGAATCCCGTAATCAACCGTGTATTTGACGCCGTTTTCATCAACCGCCAACTGCCCGGCGGCCAAGGGCTGCCAAGACAGCCACTCAATACGCGTTTCCAGGCGATCATCTTGCTGTTTTGTGCGCATTATTACTAAATCGCGGCCTGCCCGTTGATTATATGTCCCCTCCCTGCGCGCGTACAGTAGCTCGGCTTCGTTAATGCGATATGTCTCTTTCCAGTAGGCAGTACCCATGCGCTTCCTGCTCTGTCCAGGCAGCTCCACCAGCTTAGGATCGGCGCCCACGTTATGCGCTCTCGTCATGCCAAGCGAAGCTCCTAACACATCGTATTCAATTGCCTCCGCGTAGACTGGCATGATTGGACAGAAACTCCGGGCAATAAACTTCGCCGGGTCTACCACCCGGTTTCTAACTATATGAGTAACTTCTTGTGTAGTTGGAAAAGACAGGCTCATTTATCACACACTCCCTTGTTTTTTATTTTATGCCGTTACGATTGTTACATCCGCAACTTCACGGGCATGCATGGCCGCTACAGCAACGTCATCCATACCGGTAAGTTTTGCGGTATAGAACACACCGCCCAAGTATGCAACTACATTTAAATCAGCGGCCGAGCTGTTCACTTCCTCGGCTAGTATGACTGCCGGCGTTACGTTTGCATTCGTGCCGCCGGTTAATGCCGTAGCGCTCATAGCTGTTACGACGCCAGTACCGTCATTGCCGGTTGCGTTTGCCGTTGTTACTTTGTCTTTTAGTATTTCATCAGCCGCAACTGCCGCCGTAATTTGCGCCGCAGTGGTAGTTATGGCGCCTGCTCCATCCGTAGCAAGGCTTATGTCCACTAAATTATTGCTAAACTTAACTTCCAGCGGCTTACTGTTTCCGGCCGGATTGGTATACTTTACTTTAATGTTATTGCCCTGGGTTCCTGGGGTTTTCCATGTCCAGACCAGGTCATTGTTGTTCCCGGTCAGGTCAGTTGTCAGACTAGCCTTTGCCCCGGCCGTATATTTTTCGTATTTGTTCGTACCGGTATTTTTTCCAAGCACCCTTCCGCTTTGCAGGTCGCCCTGGCTGGCGGCCAACAAAACGGAAATTATCGGCCCTGCGCTTTCAGGGTAAGCCAGTATCTTACGGTCTACGTAGGTTTCTATCGTAGTTATATTCGGATCTCTTGCCATTGTTTATACCTCCTATATTACATATTTACCGTCTTCAGTAATTTTACCGCCCATTGCCTTTATGTCCTCATCGGCCATCTTTTTAACAGCTTCCGGGCTATCGGGCGGGGGCGGGCTTGTCTGTGCGCCAAGTTGGCCCATCTTAATCCTATGCACTTCGGGCATCGCTTCCAGAGTAGCGAATATTTGTTCCGCCATGCTGACTTCCTTGCCATCAGCCAACTTAATCATGGTCGTTTCGTAAGCTGGGTTTGCCATCAGGATCGTCTTGGCCTGTTCACACATAGCCGGGGGAATTCCCTTTGCTACCATGTCTTTGATTCGGTTCTCCACCGTGGCTGTCCACAGCGATAGTTTTACTTTTTCCTGGTCAGACTTGGCAACGGCAAGGTCTGTCTTAGTTGCCAACAGTTCAATCTTCATGCTTTCCAACTCAGCGAATTTGTTCTTGTCATCTTTATCCTTGTCGCCATCCTTTGAATCGTCCTGGCCGGGCTTGAATTTATCCATGAACCCGGTAATTGCATCCGATAGCTTCTTTAATAAGCTGTTGTTCTCTTCAAGCAGTTTTTCTTGTCCCACTTTCTCATCCTCCTCATAATCAAGATATATTTTTTCAGGTTCATCTGAAAGCACCACCGCATCTGGCAACCTGGTCAAAAAGGGCTCATTCGTCAGAGCCACCGCCGAAAGCACCGCACCAACATTCAACCCAGTCTCCTTGTCCACATAATTCGGGTCATACTCAGCACTGGCAAACCGGTACCGCTTTTCCTGCACCGCCTTAGCCACTTCCTCATTGGTTGTATCCGCTATTGCATAAAGATAATCCCCTTCTTGCACAACATCCTTTATCCAGGCTTCCGCAGACGCATCGCCAAACGTGCCCTTACCATCACTGTCATGACCGATTCTAACGAAAGGCTGCCGGCCTAATGTCTGACGCTTGAAGTTCGCCTTCATCTGGTCAAACATTTGCTGCGTACCTTCGAGTGTGCCATACTTAGGATGTTTCCACCGCCCCAGCCTAAAAAAGGGTATCTTTAATTCGGCCAACTTATCATAATCACCCACCCCGTGCTCTTTTGCCGCGGCTATCAGCTTTTCCCTGGCCTTCGCCTTCGCTTCAGCGGACAAGCTAGTTTGCGGTAATCGTGCTAAGGCATTGCGAAGATGAGGCAAGTCAACTTTGCCGTTTTTATCTTTGTACGGCAAATACCGCAAGCTCCGGGGAACCGTCTTCCCTTCATCATCTTTCTTTCCCCCGGGCTCAATATACGCAAAACTTTCATCTGGCAAATCGTTGATATATGCGGTTGTCCACTCCATTTACATCCCTGCCTTTCTATCTTTCCTCCACCAATTCATAAGTATCATCGAAAATATGAGTCTTGCATGGATATTTTTCTCCTCTGATCCCGGTAATAATTAAATCTCCTTCAGTTATTCGAAGCGGTCCTTCTAATGTCAATATCACAGGTACCTTATTGCGTTTGCATTTATGTGCCTCATCTTTTGAAAATATCCTTCCCGTAAAAATCTCAAGGAAAGCATCTTCCATTCCGGGCCGATAAATTTCCGCTTCAACAACCAAAGGTTTCTTACGATATTTAGGCATTCAAAATCCTCCTTGTGCCCCACTCATGCCACCTTCCGCCATCCCTTAGGCAGCGGCGCCGCCTCATCCCAGTTCATCCTCTCCGGCGTCAATAATTCCGGCTGATAAGCCCCGTACACCGGCGCCAGTACCGACCGGCATCGCCCATGCAGCGGGGGAGTACTGCCCCCCAGTCGGGAATCATCCATCGCCATGACTAGCCCGTGCCTGCTCCGGCACTGTACGCTTGTCCGTGCGTCCATCACCGCCGAAAACTGCACGTAATCAACCTTATGCTCCGCAAACCCGGCCAGCCTGCCCCGGTTGTAAGCATAAGTGGTCTCCGTTGTCACGATCAGGCTGCCCCGGTCCCGATTATCCTTCAATATCTCGGCAACCCGGTTTTCCGTTTCTTCCCGCGACACATCCACCAGGTGGCTGATCACAATCTTCTTGATCGACGACACAATATCACTGCCCACATTCCCGGCCAGGACCAGCGCCCTTCTCTCCATTGCATCCACCGCCTGTACCGGAATCAACCGGGGGTCCATGGAATAATCAAAATCAAACTCCGGGTACTCTGCCAGTTTCTTCCCGCCGTACCGCCGGTGCAGCTCTCTTATCAGCCTGTCCCCGTGCGCCCGCCCGGCCGCCACCATCTTACCTCCATGCCCAGCTAAAAGTTTAGCCAACCCTTTTTCATCCGTCCGGGGAATAATCACATCAACCATTCCGGCTTTTTCTAACCTAAACCCCTTTTTTAGCCTTTCAATTCTGTGCCAGGGCAGCTTCTCAAAATACCGGGAAAGCCAACGCTCATAATTCCTGAGCAGATTTGCCTCATCTTTATCAAGTTGCCTGAAGAAAACTTGCTCTAATCTCATTTTTTACCTTGCCCTTGCCTTTCTTCAGCTTCCTCTTACCGGCCTTCCTCACTGGCCCGCAGATAATGGTTATATTGCGCTAATGCTGATTCTTCCTTTGCTTGACGATCACTCTTCGTTTTAATTGTTGACGGCAAGCCTATTTTTTCTCTCGCATACCTGAGATCATTATCTGTATCCATATCCATCGTTCCGCTGTTGACCAGGCTCTCGAAAATCTTCGACCAGATTTCCAACTCCTCCGTCCCAGGGGGTTGTTCCAAAAAATCGCCGTAATCATCTTGCGGACCATAGTTATACTCGATTATCCGCGCTACCAACTGATCTAAAAGCACTTCTTTTAATTGCCGGTATACTGCTCTTGCCATTAATAAAAAGCTATTAAAATGCGACGTTCCCAAGGCCAGGCTTCCCGTTCTTGCCCCTTCGTCAAAAACCAGCGATGGAATCAGAAGCCCCCGACAAATCATCTTGTTAAAGTAACCTATCGCCAGGTTGAAGGCGCTTCCTACTCCTGCGCCTCCGGTCATCAGCGCCTTGACGTCAGGTATTTGCTGCCCCCCCTGGCCACCGGCCGTCCCTCTTGCTCCGTTTGCAGACAGGGCCAGAGCCGTGCCATGCTGCAAATTATCCAAAAGCTTAATCGCGTACTCAAGTTGACTAATCTCTTGTTTTGTTTCCGGATCAATAATATTGCCATCCGGCACTATAGCTACCATCAAAGGTGTCCCAAACTTATCTAGCGCACTGGCCCACATCTTTAATATCGCATCTTTCAAAAGCCAGTTTTTTCGTATTCGCTTAAACGCACTTTTGCCGTAATAATTGCCGAATTTTTTTTGAAAAGAAAAAACAACAACTTTTTCCTTGGGTAAATCTATTCCCATGGCATTATCTATGTTTATCTGTTTTATCTTCTCAAGCCTGCCGGTGTCATTGACCTTAAAATAAATTGTTGATGGATGATATGTGGCCAAATAATCCGGCATCACCCCTGAGCTATCGGCCCGCCAGACAATTTCCGTCGCCGAATATCCGGCCCACAGGGCCGATAAAATATCCTCACACGAAAGCAAAATACTTCCGTCTATCTTCTCAAAACAATTATGTATAAATTCCGTGATCTTGCCATCCGGGTGACTGTATTCTCCCAAATAGTTGATCACGCACAAAGTCAAAAAATAAAAGGCCGCGCTTACCGTCTCATCAGTATCCAGCATTCGCTCGTATTCATTTACCAGAGCAGCATCAGGGTTAAGGATCGCTCCATCAAAAAGACTAAATGTGCTCTGTAGCTGGTTGCCAATCTGTCCCACCTGGGGTTTATATTCCGCCATCCTTACCACCTCAAATCCGCTACCACGCTTCGCCCGGCCACCTGCCCGCCGGTAAGCCCCTGGCCAGTCCGCCCTCTAAATCCCCTAAACATCAAAGCGATGCGAGCGGAGTTTATCGCCATCCCAAAATGATTCGGGACATTTTTTTTATAGCAAATCTTCTTCTCCCCGCCTTCTCCAATCTCTTCCTTCACCAATTTCAGTAAATGCACCTTAACCATCTTGTAAATCAGTTCTTCCTGAACGTTTCTTGGTTTAGGCAGAAGAGCCAAAGGCGGTACGGTAGCAAATAAATCCGTAGTCTCATCCAGAGATTCATCTCGGTCAGCCGTTATTTTGTTCACCGCCCGTTCATCCATTCCTTCCACGCCCTCTTTAATATCGTCGCCCTTAAAATATTGTATGTAGCCCCTCGCTTTTTTAAGTACCCGTACAATCCTTTTGGCCTCCGTCTTGTACGGCATGGCGTCTACAACCAGAGCACCCATGTTATATCGATCCTCTGACGCTTCCACCAAGGCCACCGCGTCTTCTACGTCCACTTCAAAAAAAGCCAGGAGCCTCATTCCATCATCGCCATATGGAGCCGCCACCGCCACATGAGCGGTATCCCCTATATCAATACCTACACCAGTCACTTCATCACTGCGGTCCTGCCAGTAATATCCGCTGGCCGCCTCCACCCGTGCTATAGCTTCAGGGCTCACCGGCTGCATGTTCCCGCTGTCCGGCAATGCCAAGGTGCTACGCCTGAACGTCGCTCTTTTGCTCGGCTTATTTTTGGCCGTCTGCCACCGCTTCCAAATTAAATCCAGATTCAATCCCGGTACAATTAATTGCGGCACCCTATACCCCCGCCGGTCAATATCAGGATGTTCCGCCACCCACCTGCCCGCATTCACATCCAAAGTTTTTCCACATTTCACACAGACCAGCAGCACCATACCGTCTTTCTTCACAAAGTTGACCGGAAAATCATCTTCCACGGCCGATTCCCGCCGGCAGCCTGGACAGCGCACCAGCCACTTTCGCATATCGCTCAGTTGGTATAGTTCATCAATCCCATCTTCCGGAAACAGGGCTACCGAAAAATACTTCTGCCAGGCCAGATCGGAGGCTGATATTCTGTCTTGGGCCAATTCCATGTTTTCCGGGTTAATCATCGCCACTTCGTCAAATTTAATCTCATCTGCCGGAATAGAAATTGCCCCGGTCTTACTAAACAAGCCGCGTAAATATAAAAAATGCGTCCCAATTTGTTTTAAGCCCGCCTGATCGGTTCCCTTTACGATGTCTCTTAGATATGGGCTGCGGTCGATGTACGGATCAAACCTGGTTACGCCAAAGTCTTTGGCAAACTTATCTGTCGGAAGATAATATATTTCGTTGCGCTCATGAATATCTACCATATATAAGGTGTGAGCAATGGCTATCGTAGAAAAACCAGTCTGAGCCCCTTTTGTAATTGTCAAATGGGGAACTTTATTGTAGGCCTCAATTATTTCTACCATACACTGCCTATTAATAGGATCGTAGCGCTGTCCACTATCTAGAATAATGTGCTCCCGGCAGTATTCCAGAAAAGAAACGTTTTTTTGTTTTACCGGTCCTACGATTTCTTCCAAGATGGACATACCTATCACCTTTTCTCGACTGCCTGTGTTTTTGCCTTTTCTATAAGTTCAGCCATCTTTCGTTGCAATTCCGGCTGAACTTTCAGCTCTTTGCTCAATTCTTCCTTGATCCTGGCGGCTGCCGCTTCCACACCCTTATTAAATTGAAGCTTCAACGCTTCCCGCCGGGTGGCCGCATCGGCCAGCTTAGGCACCACTTTGAGAAGTTCCGTTACCTTGGCTTCCTGCAGTGGATTATCTAGTGTCATCAGCGTTTCCATCACCATCGAAAGCGCCATTTCATTTGCCGCCTCAGCAAGTTGCGTTCCGGGGGCATCCTGATTGCTATCCACGATCGCCTTGGCCTGTTCCCGAACCTGCTTCAGCCTGTCAAGTCGGGCCAAAAAATCCTTACTATATCTCTGTAGCGCCATGGGGCTCAACTGGTGCCCCATCTCTTTCAACCATTCGACAATCTTTGCGTATGTATATCCCTCCACCAGCCGGCAATTGATTTCCTCAACTACCTCTGGCGGAAATGTAGTCACTTTATGGTGTTTGCGCCTTACCATCTTATAGCTTCACCCCGGGATCGGGGGGAATAATCCCTTCTATTAAATCAACACCCTTTGGCGTTAATCTTACCATTACCCGATCAGACTCTAAACCTAGCGACCTTCCCTCTTCATGCGTCTCCACATATTCTTTGTCAGCCAAGTACTGCACGTATCCCTTTATTATCGATATAGACGAGAGACATTGCCGGTCATTCAAAGTCAATTCTAAAAGCTCAAGGCTTGCCGGCCCCGGGTATGCAATCTTCAATATTTTAATTATGTGCCCGCGGGCAATTCGGGCCTCAAAGCGTTCCAGGCCATCCATTCTATTTAATACCCCCCGCTATTTTGCTTATATTCTTATTAATTTCGCATACTTCCTGGAATACTATCTCAATCTTTGAATCTAGCCCGGCTATGGCTCGTATAAAGTCATCCCTTAATACATATTGCCGGGGTATGGCCGCCTTAAAATCTGCTAAATTATCTCTGGTTTCTTTAATCATCTGGTCCTGCGCCATATCCTTTTCCTTCTGGTTTGATTTCAAATCCTTCAAGAAATATCCTATAATTCCTATAGCAGCTGACAGTAGCGAGACTAAAATTATAATTGCCGGCACATATAACTCTGGAGATAAATTTTCCAAGTTCTTTCTCCTTAAACTTACGTAATAAATTCCATAAGTTTTAATTTTTTAACTTCCGCCTCAATGATACTTTCCAGATACGTTTTGGCATTGCCGATGTTTTCCCGTAATATTTCCATAACCTGCGGTTCAATTGTTTCGATAATTTCGTTATATGCCTTTTTACCCAGGGCTAATAATTCTTTCCTTTCAACCTTCCCGTCTTTCACCGCCTGGCGTAATTCACCGGCTACGGTCTGTTCAAACCTTAAAACTGTTTTTTCCGCCACTTCCTGAAGTCTCGAAGTGGCATACAATATCATTTCCCTTTGTTGGCGGTCTTTGATATGTGCCGTTTCGGCCTTTATTTTTGTTGCCGCCCGGTTGATATACGCAATTGCCTGCGCCGCCATCAAGCCCAGCAAGGCAAGTCCAATGCCGCCAACAAAATCAATCACCGTCGGTTGAATTTGTTCCCACATAATACTTAACCTCCCTTTTGTGGTGAGGAGTTTAGAATGATTTTTTTCTCATCCTTGCTCCATGACACCTTCCATCCTTGTGTCTCAGAAATAAAGCGCAGTGGCACCAGGGTACGGCCACTTCCTTGGTCAATTACCGGCGGTTGATCAAGCTGTATCTCTTCTCCGTCCACCAGCGCCAGGGCTTTTCCGATCCAAAGCACAATTTCACTGGCCGTCCTGGGAGGTAGGATAACATCCACCGAACTCCAAGCCTCCATAAAATATGGCATTCCTATATCATCGCGATAAGTTAAAAACTCATATGGAAGCCAGCCATAACCGCCGTCACCCCAACTATCACCCCAGGAATTACAGAAACGCAAAAATCCCTTACGAACCCCGCCTTTATATTTATGAGTAAGGTTATCATCCCATCCGTCAAATAATATCCCGTGGCCGCCCCGCCAGTATCCCTCTGGCAAATCAATAAATCCGCCCGATTCGCAATCAATAAAATTATCTACGACGAATACCCCGGCCAGTACCGGACCATCGCGCATGATGGCAGTTTTTATCTCGTCCAATGTTTGTACGCGAGCATAGGCACCTATTTGAAAATGTTTGGCATCGCTGAAAGCCACTTCCGGTAAAACCGGCAAGGGATTGTCCATGAGAATATAAGGCATAATTTGTTCCCGGCAAGCACCGAATTTTTTGAGTACTGCCATTGCTATTCTCGGATAAGTACCTTCCTTGTCGGGAATTCCATCATGCTGCTTGCATAGTGCATATATAAAGAGCGGGCTAAATTTATAGCCCTTGGTTGGATAATTCTTAGATTCCTGCCGGTCTTTTACTCCGGCTGCGGATTGACCAACGCATGTACCCCATTTTCCCTGATTACGAACCGATAACCGGGGTGACAGTAATGATGGAGGTAAAACTAGTGCTTCGACCATTTGTGAATAGACGTAGTCACGTGCATCAAAGGGCGATTGGATAGCGCCGGTTACAAATTGAAAAGTCATTCTTTTCCCCCTATTATCATCTTGTTTAGCCTAAACTTGTTTAGACACCCTAAAAAAGCCGAAGGGCACTGCTGAACGCTATTTACGTTCAACAATGCCTTTCTTGCCCAGTACCTTAATTATTCAGTTATATAATCCTGACTAAAGTATAAATTAATCTTCTATTTATTGCAACATCTTTTTTAAAAATGTTTTTTAAAAATGCTTTCGTTTTTTTGCGTAAAATTGAGAAGCCCGAAAAACCCGGGCTTCTCTGCTCCTTGTAGGCAGGCTACTTTGAAACAAATATATTTGTTTGTTACAATTCCTCATAGGCAGGCTAAAATCTTTTTCTATAGGGGGAGCGGCAGTGCTCCTACCACTCCCCCTATTTTAGTTGTTTTTATATTTTTTAAAAACTGCCGGTTTTTCGGGTCATGACTTTTTTCAAGTCTTAAAGAAAATTTAAATTTCCTTTCAGTACCCTTGTGGGCCGGCAGCTTTAAATATGATTTTATCATTAGTTCTTATACGTGTCAACATTTTCTTCTAGATTTTAAAGATGCTTTTTCAATGCATTGTTTCTCATCTTGGGAAGGGAATTACGTTTTTCGCGTACTGGAAACGGTATACCCGCGCCTCCACTTCTCCGACAATCCGGACAGGCATAATATGTTTGCTTATCTTTTTTGATAATCTTTAACAATAAAATATTGACCTCTTTGTGGCATTTTTGGCATGGCGCCAGGTACACTTTTTTCCTTCGGAAGGTCACATTTCTTCACTCTCCCTTTTATTTTCGGCTTTTTTGGTTTTAGTTTGCCTTTCCTTAATTTTTTTCAAGCCTTCAATTATATTATAAGCCCTTCTGGCATCCAACCATTTTTCATTTTCCACTCCGGCATACTTTTTGACGAACCCCTTCAGCCGGCCATTATCCCAACCCATTTCCTTTGCTAAAATTCTAATCTTATACATCTGCTGTGATGACGCCATCATTGGCCTGTAATTCCCTTTTTTCCGGTCGACCAAATAATCAATTACAACAATCGCCTGCGCCTTGGTGATCTGGGATATATGCTCTCTCCCTGTAAGGTTAAGTACCAATCCCCGCAAATCAACCTCATCTATCCCTATTTCTTTGGCTAACGCCCATATTTTTCTCATTTGTGCCCTAGTGATCGTTTCCTTCTTCGCCTCTATCATTATTTATCTTCCCCTTTGCGCTCCCCCGAACTCTTCATAAATCCCACACCGCACAACCTTGCCAGTTCGTCCGGTCCCAAATGATTACGTATATTATTCCATAGATCAATAATATCTTGTGCGCAAGCCCCCATCACTGTCCGGCTGTATATCCAAGCTAGCCTGCCCGCCGCCTCCCGGTGGGCATGTCCCTGTAAACGCAGGTAACCAGCCCGATTATTGTCTCCTATTAATTCAGCCTCATTCGCCTGACGAATATTCTCATCTGCATATTCCAGTACATTAATCCCTTCTCGTAAAATCTCGTTCAATATCATTTGCAACATATCCTTGGTCTCAGCCGCACTATGACAAAAAACCCCCAGCCCATCTAATCTACCTTCAAAACATAAGTTACTTCTAGTCATCATGCTCTCTCCCTTCTCTCCCTCTCATTATCTCCGGCCTTTCTGCCACCAACATTTTATTCTTTGCGTCCCACACAACGCTAGCCCGGCAGGGGCATGGCCAGCCATTTTTCTTCATTATTTCCTGGATCATTGCATTACTAATTACATACACCTTATTTTCCTCTCCTATATTTCCGTTCTTTTTCTTTTTGATTTCAATCCATGCAGTCATTCCGCCCCTTTTTTCTTTTATAGCTATAAATTTTTTGTTAATACCAATTACAAATTCTGCCGGGCAAATTTCACTCTTCCCTGTGCGTTCCAAAAACATTTGAGTTGTTCTTTTTGAAAATCTTAAGCCTTTTCCTAAAAAAGAGATATAAGGTCTTGTCGTGCCGCCGCCCCTTTTTCTTTCGCTCTCTCCGTACCAGCTAAAAGCGTCCTCCCTCCAGTACCGTACTAGTTTCCCTTTTTCTCCGGTTTCGTCCTCCTGGTCTCCCGCTCTCACTCCCGTTTCTTGTTCTGGCCGGCCATATTCATTCTCCTGTTTAAGTAAATCGTCTTCAGTTGTTGCCATTACTTTTTTCCCCTTTCGTCTTTTCTTCTTTTTGAGCCAACATTTCCAGCCTATAATTTATCGAATAGCGCAACTTGTTTACTTCTTTTTCATATTCCTTTCTTTTCGTTGCCAATATTTTTACGTATCGCCTTTTTTCTTCTCCCAGCTTATTCCTTAAATCCTCCCTTCTTTTAACCTCCATCTTCGCTTTTTCAAGTTCGGCCTCCAGCACTAGCATTTCTTCTTCTATGCCTCTGACTTGTGAAGCAAAAATTTCTTCTTCCTCCTGCAGCCCCTCTTTTAATCTCAATATTTTTTTTGTCTGCATCCGGCAAAGCTCCCTGTCTATCTCCTCTCCAAAGCCAAATACTATATCTATTACCGTCACCAGCATATCCCGTCTTAAATCGACTACAAAAAGCATATTATCTTTAACGCTATACTCCATAAGTTTATTAGGAGATTCTTTTGTCTGAAGTATTTCTATGGCCTGGCTTTTTTCCTTCAAGATTTCTTCCACAACATTATTTGCTTTAGGGTTAAATCTCTTTATCCATCGATCCCTGGCGTGAACACTAACCATCATCTTTTACCAACCCCCTTTTTATCAGCTTAGATAAAGCTTTTTTATTATTTCCTTTTTTTGTTTATTCTCCTGCTCTTCCTTAATTTTTGTCTCATGTTTTTTATGCTGTAAAACGTACTGCGGCCATAAATTAAACACTCGGGCAAGATGATCAACCTTATCATTCCAAAATTCATGCTCCAGTGCCCAATCAATACACAATTTCCATTGAACTGCGGAAGGAGCATCCGGGCCAGCTAACATCGTCCTGGCCACCGAAAGATTTCTCAAGTGCCAATCCGGGGGGAATTTTAATACCCCCCGGGCCCTAAGTTTACCTTTCAAATATGCCACCAGTATTTTTTCTTCTTCTTTATATTCCATAATTATCTCTCCACAGAGTTTTTTGATCTTTTTGACTTATTCCTGTATCATTTCTGTAATGTCTCTTTAAATGCTTTATAACCCTACGGTTAAATCCTAAAATGCTTTCCCAGTATTTCTTTGTGATCGTCCTCCTGCACTCCATATACGGACAGGTCCAATCTATCTTCTCTCGCTCCTTTAGACAGTCAATCATTTTCCAGCCTTCTTTCGGTATTATTCTTTACTCCATCTTAATAAGCCCCAGACAGCCAAAACAAAATATATCCCAAATAACGCTGCCTGAGCATCCGCGCCAACACGAAGATCATAAACACACCAAAAAGCATTCGAGCCTGACCATACAATGAAACACCAACGTTTTTTGTATATATTTGCAATAACCCCTACAACCGAAGCAAGCGTTACGCCCCACGTCAGTAATACTAGCGCATTCACTCCGCCCATCTACTTTCTCTCACGGCAACCACCACCTGGCCGCCAGGACCGCCGCCACCAGGTAGCCCGCTGCAAAGCTCATTAATGTAATGGCCGCCATTTCTCCCAAGGTTACCTTGCGCTTGTATCGCTTGTATGTTTTCATCTTTCCTGCCCCTTTCGATTATTTTTATATATAACACCCTAACACTCCACGCTCCGTCAGGCCGATCCTTCGCTTTCAACCCCTACCTTAATGCCCTCCTCTACCACCACGGCGTGCCGCACGTTTTCCATTGCCGCCACGAAAGCCTGTCCGCCCGGCTCATAGCCCGCCGCCCTCAGGAGATGCGCCATTTTCTCATAATTCATTGCCTCCTGGATAAAATAAGCGTAGTGCTCTGCCTCATCCCGCCCAAGACCAGCAATAGCCTGAAGCGACTTTACATCTTTATCCCAATTGCCCTTCAGCTTCTTCTTTAGCGCCAGCCTGGTTTTTTCGTCATTAGTCAACTGATTAATTATTTCCTGTGCCGGCTGCTCAACATAGTTTCCCTGGGAAACAGCCGTCAGTAGCCGCTTAAACGGCTCTGACAGCCGGTATTGTGTCTCCTCTTTTACAAAATCCTTTAATATCCTTTCCCCTATAACATCCTGCAAAAGCTGATAAGAAACCAGCTTTAGCGTCTCGGTAGCCGTTACCACCACTTTACTGTTTTCGTTGCCCCAAAACTCAACTTGCTTGATCTTCCTGTCCGCCATCAACTCCAGGCCCTTTTTCTGGAATTCAGCCTTCATCTTCTCAATCTCTCTTTTCGCCTCGGCCAAAAGATTGTCCCACTTGACATACTCGTCTACCTTGGCCTTGATCTCATTTGTCATCTTGACATTGACATACTCGTCTACCTTTGCCTTAAGCTCATTCATCAACTTTCGCTCCTTTCCGCCCCTCCTGCCATGATCGCCACGCAATCTCGGCAGACGTACCTGCCCATATACTTACCCACCTTTTCCGTTTTCGCGCAGAAAATACAGCGAGGCGTGTGAGGACTGAGCACCAGCCGCCCATCGCTAACCGTAATATCAACCGCTTCTCCGCCGCCAAAACTATACTCCCTCCGAATATCGGCCGGTATAGTTAAGGCGCCGCTTTTATTGATCACCTTGTATTTAGCCTTCATTGCCAATATCTCCCCTTTAGATAATATTTTTTACTACCCTCATGTTCTCGCACAGATCGTGCGCCACGATTAATAGTGCCGCCAATATGGCCGTTACACCGGCATCGTCCAGGGAACTTACAAAATCATAAATCAGACTATAAGCCCGAAGAGCGTCTTCTTTAAGTAATTTGTCTTTATTAGCTTCTTTAGCGGCCTTTAGCAAAAACATCACGACGTCATTGGCTTCGTTCTGATTATTCATCGTATCCCTCCCGTATGTCTGGCTTTAGAACCGCCTGGCCTTTATTTCTTCTTCTGCTTGCCTCCATGTTCTATGCATCATGCGCTGATACCTCATAAAGCCTTGACACAGCCCAAACCAGCTTTCCATGCTCCGCGCCCAGTAGTACGGAATTTCCAGCACCCATCCAAAAAACATATTTGCTATTCTGCCTCCTTTCTTGCTGTTTTAAATAAATAATTTAGCCTCCGCCTGGCGGCCTCTATCTCAAACACCGCCGCATCGATCAGATCCTCATCATCCGCATAATCCAACCTCTGCTGGGCTGCTTCCAGTGCCCGCAGCCCCAATTCCACTTCCGCAAAACCTACCTTTTGCATTTGCATTCACTTTCCTCCTCCCTGTCTAAAATCCTATTCAGCACCGTAGCCAGCTCACCCCATGACACCGCAGATACTGCCCCTTTATTTCCTAATATTAATCCTCTCTCTTTAAGCCGAGTAATTTCCGCTTGTGGGTCCCACGCCGATTCCGTTTTATCCTTGCCTTTAATTTCGATCTTTAATGCCTGAATAACCCCCGCCGCAATTGCCTTGGCCAAATCATGCAAAAACTGTAGTTCGCCTAAATATTTAGCGTCTTCCGGGTGGTCAATAAATAAAATTTCCAAAAGCACCGCCGGCATATGGGTGTACCTTAAAACATAAAACCTGGGGTTTAGGGCTACTTTTTTCCCCCTGTCAGGCGTGGGCGATATATATAATTTAATCGCTTCGTGAATAATTCTTTGGTATCCTACTGTTGTTTCCGCTGCGCCTACGTCTATGTAACTCTCAAATCCCGTCCCGCCCCCGGCATTAACGTGCAATGAAAGAAAAAGATCCGCTTTCCTTTCATTCGCTATCTGAACGCGCTTAATTAAAGTAACATCATTATCCTTATCCCTTGCCATCACTACATCAACCTGATAATTCTTAAGCTCCACCGCCACCAATTGACCCAACTTTAACGTAATATCTTTTTCTTTAAGTCCATTCCCACATGCCCCGGGATCGCTTCCCCCGTTAATGGCCGGGATCAAGGCAGATAACATACCTCTTTTCCGGCATCTAAACCACCTCCTTGATGAATCTCCCAAAATTATCCCTCTGTTGTTTATGTAAAATTAGATTGTGACATCTAACACAAACAACTTGAAGATTATCCAGGCTATTATTTTTACGGTTTTTATCCTTATGATGAATATGCTTTTCTCTTCCGTGAACCTGCTTATCACAAATTTCGCATATTGATTTTTTATATTTCAGTGCTATACATCGCCATATGTTTTCACGCAGTTTTTCGCCCTTTGAGCCTATTCTTCGTCCATCGATATAACCGGGACTTAATTTCCCTTTGCGGCCATACATTGGATTGTTTTTGCCTGATACGTCCGTATGATTAAGACTAATTTTAATTCGGACATCTTCTCTTTTTGCGGGATTGTTATTAATATTTCTATAACTAACTCCACAACCTTTTGAACAAAATTTGCTTTGACCTCGTTTTATATAGCATTTGCGGGACAAAAATTCTTTACCGCATTGAAGGCATATTCGTTTTTCCCAATATTTACTCCTTTTTATATTTATACCCCCATGGCCAGGATCAATAACAATCAGCATATCTTCTCACCCCCGTAAGTTATATTCTGTCTCAGAGTCGCTTCCCGCCTTGCCACAAAACCAATTCCTTTCCAAGCCTTAGAGTGTGTTGCCATTATTTCCTTAACCCTTTTGTTCACCTGCTCCCAGCAGCGAAAGCAATAAATAACTTTGCCATATATTTCTTCCCGCATACCGCACATTCTTTAATCTCTCTCATTAATTCCACCTCCGTTTTCCCTTTAAAATTCATTAAAACCCAAAAGAATTTGATTAAGCTCAATAACTAAATCTTCATTAATAATTTCACCTCTTGTTATCTCTAAAAGCCTTTCCACGGCCTTTGCTAACCGCCTTATCCCCCTCTTTCTCCCCACTTCAACGAGTATCTTCCTTGCTCCAGGCGTCAGATTTACCCGCGCCAGAAATTGCTCAACTTCGTCTACGGAAAGTCCCCGCAATCTTACATATACCCCTACCCTGTCCCTGATCCGGGCCAGCTCAGGCCGGTCCTCCGCCAGCTCCATAATCCGCTGGGCCAGGGTCTGGTTGCCGCAAAGCACCACACCCACCGTCCGCGCCTTGTCGTAAATACCCCGCAGCGCCTCCAAAAGACTAGTCCTTTTTAACATATCTGCCTCATCAAAAATTAAAAGACGCGGCCGCCTTCTTAGCTCCTGAGTTATTCTCCTGGCTATAGTAGCCGCGCTTCCCCAGGCAGGAACTCCTATCGTATCGGCAACGTCAATCAATATACTTTTAATCGTGCTCATCTCATCACAAGTAATCATCACCGATTGAGGATTGTTCTCCAGGTGCTTTTCCAGGCTACACGTCTTACCTGTCCCCGGCTCTCCGATCACAATCCCGAATTCCTTATGACGATCGCTCATTTCACATACCCCAATTATCCGGCGATAATCATCTGTCTCAATAAATCCAATCTCTGCCGCATCGACTGCAAAGCTGCCCTGATATACATCCTCCTTTACGATGTCCTCTGGCCAATAATTGATATTTTTCAGGTACTCGCGTACCTTATCCCGGAACTCAGACCGATCGGGGCTCACCCCGCGCGCATATAAAGATACAGCAGTCCGGGATTTGTTGATCGCTTTTGCTATATCATCCTGTTTGGCCCCCTCTTCGTAAAGCAATTTCCATAAAAGTTGTCTTTCTTTAGACCAACTAGGCCAATCCGATCCCGGCTCCATCTTATCCTCAATTATTTCCATCGTTTCAGCCACTTTACATTCTCCTTCCTATTAAAGAATCAAATATTTTTAATTAGAATATATTTATAAACTCATTCTGTTCTTCTTTGAGTTTGTCATAACAATCTTTACAACAAAATGTATACACCCCGCTTATTTCGGCAAAAAAGATATATGCCACCTGACCTGAATCGATATATTTCTTGCAATCAAAACATTTTACTGTCATTCCTGTGAAAGTTAAGACATTTATGACCTTGAAATAATCCATAAACTCATACAATTGCATTTTTATATCCCCTTCATTTACCCCTTGTACTTCCCACGCTCCGGATGTACTCATCAAACCTGTTCGTCTTTGTTTTTCCAACAACTCCGCCAGCTACCACCGGCGCAGGCGGCTTTGTTCCGGCTTTGTGCGTCCTGACCCGGGCCGCCTTTTCCATGCCGGTGATCATCGTTACATCCGGCTTTGCATCAATATTCCTACCTGTAATCATGACCGGCCCGGCAGATTCTCGCTGCTCCACTATCTCGGGCAAATCGTTTTTGATTTCTTTTAGTCGCTCCTTTATCTCTCTCTTGCGCGCCGCCCGGCGCCGGCAAAACTGCTCCAAATCTTTCTTGCTTGCTCCCCATGCCAGTAATTCCCTGTTTGTTGCCGTACAAATATAATCGCCCGTCTGCACAGAAAATACTAAAATCTCTCCAATTCGGTTGGGATCATATCGTATTGCTACCCATTGTCCGGCTAGTGGACCCAGGGCATCGCTCTTATACCAGCGCGCCCGCCCTACCGTTCCAAACCTTTGAATGCCGCTGGAAGTCACCTTTGCCCTCTCCACATCCATCAGGCAGACATCAAAGACCCGTGAATTAGGCATTTCCCCTCGAACCTTCGGAGTAGAAATATACTTTTCCAGGGGCGTCATTCCCAAAGTAGAGTGCTCTGTATTGTGATATTCCCATATATAAACTTCAATTAATTTGCATACCTCTTCTAAATCTAAAAGCATACCAGCCGCCGCCAGAGCCTTCTCGTCCAGGACCGGGGGGCGGTTATCTTCATTGTTGCCGCAATATCCGGGTATATATCGCGTGAACTGACTAGTAAATGTTCCGAACCATCTTTCGCAATGTCCTTTGGCCCATGGACTGTATTTCGTGCAAAACAAAGATTTAATATTTAAAAGTTCACAGACATTGCGCATTTCCCGGCCATACTCCCAACCCTCATACTTTTTACCTTGCTTGAGTTTTGATTTATAGTCCTCTCCGTTGTCAATGTATAAAGTTCCCGGTAAACCAACAAAAGGAATGGACTCGCCGGCCCCTTCCCGCAATTCCTCCGACTCCCAATGTAGCCCTTTTAACGCGGCGACCATCGCTGTTGAATCATGCCCGTCCCAGCCAGTACGTTCCTTTGGTAATACGCCATACCTCATGGCTAGGGCAATCGTCTGGCTGTTGGCCTGCACGCTAACCGTAAAGCCCACCACCACCCGGGAGCAAACGTCCATCCAGATAGTCAGCCAAGGGCGCACCGGCCGGCCCTTGTACTTAATAAATGCGTCTACCTTATGATGATCTCCCTCCCAAACTTCATTTACCCAGTCCGGCTCCTTGCGAATAGCTTTTATGGCAAACTTTTTCATATATTCCTCTTCGCCCGCCCGGGCCAGACAGACCAAATCTGGTTCATATTTCTCCATGTCTTCAATGAAACGATAAAAGGTCGCCCGGGAACAATGGTGCAACCCTTGTTTTTCACGCCACTTCTTCAGCTTTTTGTATACTTGCGCCGCCTTTGGCTTAATTAGCTGTAAATATTCCCTGCGCCCAAACTTCATTTCTTCATCATCCATGGCCCGGCGTACCGTACCTATCCCCAACCTGGGCAGTTTTCTCATCAGCGCCACCGTCCCGCCTTTTTGATACTTATCAATCCATCTATAAAGTGTGGTTATTTCAATTCCATATATCCTAGCTACCTCTTCCATTTTCCCTGTTACATCTACATCTACATCCCGCAGGGCCAACGCCTCTTTTACGGCACTCGCTTTATACTCTGCTTCATTCATCATCCTATTAAACTTTTTCCCACCCACTAGGGCCTTTACTTCAGCCAGATTAACCTTATCTTCAAAAGGCTTGTCCTCTGCAGCATGCATCGTATGCGGTGATCCATGCCGCCGGTAATATTTCTGCCGGGCCGGGGTAGGCAAAGAAGAAAGCGCTACTAGGTATCTATTGCCTCCCTGGCCGCCACCGACAACCAGTTTTTCCTTCCGGCTAATCCATTTACCGGCGACAATATTTTTATATATCGCTGGCTGTGATATACTTATTAATTCCATTACTTCTCTGGTGGATAACCACACTTCTATCATTAATTCATCCCTCGAACTTCTCTAAAAAGCTCCGGATTTCTTTCTCTCTTCTGACTAAATCTTTTTTCGCCTGATCAATCTGCCCTATTTCCGACATCAACGCTTCTTTTCCTTCCAGTAGATAGCATTTAATCATCCTGGCCATCATCCTTAAGGGTTTTTTATAACCCGTTACCGCACAAAAGGCCGGCAGGTATTCCGCCGGGAAACGGTGATATTCCTTACTTTCCGCCGTCCAACTGTCCAACTGACTTTTAGTTATTTCTGTTCCAACTAACTCGCTCATTCTTGCGGCCACCTCAAACCTCGAACATATACATCTCTTTAGTCCTTCACTCATGCAACCTCTTAAACGAACCGATATATTAAAACTTCCCGGCTCCAAATAATCCTTCTCCCCGTCTTCCTTAACCAGATCAAATATCGTCAGTTGCCCGTATGATCCCGCCTTTCCCTTCTTCCGCATTGCCTACCCCCCATCTTGCTGTTCTGCGGGCTTCAACCCGTTCCCGGATCTCCTCGGAAGACTTGATGCGTTTTTCCTGTTCTTCCGGCGGCAGTAGCTCGAACTCAAGCGCCATTGCCTGCTTGGTGAGATGCATTATGAAGGTTTGAAGAATAAAGAGGGCGACGTTTGCCCTGGTCTGTGTATTCTCCACATATTTTTCGCCGGTTTCAAGCTGTTCGAGGAGCTGCCGGCGTTCGAAATCGGTGATCAGGTCATAGCCATATGCGTCTTGAATAGCCGTCTCGCTGTCGTATTCATAAAAGGTTGCAGCTCTTTCGGCTCTCTTGTTTTTTTCTCGATCAACCGTTTTCTCAAGTGCGTGCTTAACTGGCTTGAGCTTTCTAATCAGGAGCCGGAAACCCTCGGCATCCAGTTTTATGCCCTCTTTGATCTCACGGCTGATATCCTCTCTTGTCAGTTTTTTCAACCTTACCTCACCTCCTAAAATAACTCCTGGCTAACCGGTACAGGCTGGCCCTGCTTCCCATCCGCCACCCGTTCTCCTGCGCTTTTTCTTCCAGTTCCCGTATCGCGCCGGCCACCGGCCGGCGGGACTCCCGCTCCAAGATCGCCCGCAGAAATTCCGCCGCCTCCTGATCCGTAGCCCGGGGTTTGCTGGGGCGGGGAAGATAAACAATCTTTTGCTCTTGGACCCGGGCCAGCCGGCAAATCTCTATAGTCAATCCATCCAACTTCTCTAAAATCATCTGATATTTTCTATCTACCCGCTTCCTGCCAAGAGACTGTTCATTAATATCTTCCTTGTAACCAAATAGTGCCAACTGGCCTGCAGTCAAATTATTCCCCGTCATATTTCACCCCATCCTTCGTAATCAAAAATCTTATCAAAAACCAAGATTAGCTATTAAAAAAATCATACTTAGTTAGCGCAATATCCGGATCAATCCAATAGATTTTCTAGATATAAACCGCCTCTTACTAAGTATCGTCTCGATAAGTTTTGCCGTTGCCTCCCTACATTCCTGACAAAATGTTAGTTCACCTAGGATTTCCTTTTTGCAATTTAAACAGTAACTTTTCATGATGCCACCTCCTCCTATTGTTGATTTTTAACTCTGGTGATACCCCACCCACTTATCACGGCCCCGGAATTATGTCGGTTTTACGCCCGCACTGCAGCTACCGGCTACCGGCTGTCTCCTACCCCTTTCGGCAGAGCCAAAAAACTTTTTTACCTCACGGTTATCACCATCTAGCCACCAGGACCGCTGCCACTAAATACCCGGCCATAAAACTTACAAACATAATCATCGCTACTTCTCCCAAGGTTACTTTACGACTGTACACTTTCATCTCTAAGCCCCCTCTAAGCAATATAAATTTCTTTCTTTTTCGGCGACTTGTCCGTTTTCACTAAATCATCCAGCGTTAAACCGCCCAACTCAGCAATCCTTATTAATACCTCTGCCCGCTTAGATATAAACCCTCTCTTGCTAAGTATTGTCTCTATAAGACTTGCAGTTGCATCCCTGCATTCCTGACAAAATGTTTGCCCGTCATGGATTTCCTTTTTGCAATTTAAACAGTAACTTTTCATAATGCCACATCCTTACTTTACAATTAAAAAATCTACACTTCTCGTTTTTAAAAACATTGCAATCCTCCCTTGTTTTTTGTTATACTTGCCTAAAATACACTAGCCAAAAATAAAGGAGGTTAAATGAGGTTATTGTTACTTTTCTGGATTTCCATTAGCCGATAAAGAAAATATTTTACGTCTGAAGGCAAACTATCAAACCAATCCTCCCTTTTAATTCTTTGGCCATTAATCAGATGCTGGGCATCTTCTTCGGTAACATCGAACTTGCAGTCAATAATTATTTTTTTCATGAAAGGAGCACCTCCGTGAGTAATATTGATTTTGACATAACCAAAGAGCTTCAATTAATAAACGAGTTTTCTAAGTTCATGAACAGTAATATTGGATTTCCTGATAATGTTACCGGTGTTTTTCATCGGCACGATCATCTTGCGTCAATCGTTTCCAAAGCCGATGAATTTGCTGACACATGGCGCTGTTACTTCCTACATCCCGGATTTAACAAACCTTTAGCTCTACTTAACTCTTTAAATATGCGTGAAGCGCTTTTCATCTACAGATCCGACTTTTGGCATGCCGCCGAATTTGAGCACGATGATGATGATAGTAAAACTGCAGCGACAGCAGCACTTATTTATAATGGAGAGGTAGCCGGAACTACAGATATTTGCTTTGAATTTTTATCTTATATATTGACTAGATTTGCTGCTAAAAACATCCTTAAATATGAAGATATTTTTTACGCGATTGATAATAATGAAAAGCGCTTCATAGATGAGTACATCCAAGAATGTAAGAATTCAGCATCTAAACCAAGAAAAATTAATATGCTTTTCTTAGGGGATGAAAAATAATGAATTTTTTCCAACCCCCATTTGTTTGTCTTTACACATCCTTTCCCGCCCGGCCCGTTATTTTAAACCAGCACCCCTGACCCATCCTGACCAAAATAATCAATTGCAATCCCTCCTATAACTAAATTTCTCATCATAATTTCCTATACACCGCCCAAAATCTACCGCTTCATTGCCATTGCATCACCTCTTCTATTCTGTTATACTGACCCTAAAACTAATTAGGCTATATATAAAAGGTAAAGAAGATAGCATTAGGCTGCGTCATCCGGCCATATCTCGCCCTCGCCCTTGCCAATAGCCCGGGCGATATACGGTCTTAAACGGTATCCTTTATATATGCCATACTGCGCAATAGTCTGGCTTACCGCGCTCGGCGTAACGCCGGCCTCTTCTGCTATCTCCTTCACCCGCACGCCCAGGCGGATCAGTTCGGCTCTGATCTCTCTGGGCTTCATGCCCATATTTTTATTCAATGTATTAAAGCCTCCTGTAAGTTATTGTCTAAGTGCGGTTAGAATATAGATAGATTATATAGTATGCTATGGAAACATGTCAACAATAAAATTTCCTATGGAGGAAATTATTTTGAATAAAAATATTGAGAATATAGGAAATAATATAAGAAAACTAAGAAAAATCCTTAATCTTACTCAAGTAGAATTCTCAAATAAACTAAGGATTAGCAAAGGATTTCTTTCAAACCTTGAAAAAGGAGTAAGGAATCCATCTTCTCAATTACTCAAATTAATTTCTTATGAATTTTCCGCCTCAGAAGACTGGCTTAAAACCGGCCAAGGCGAAATGTTTATTTCTCCTAAAGAGATCGTAAAAAATCAAATAGCCCGCTTTGGTAAACGGGCTATTTTAGAAACCATAAACATTCTCAATAAAGAATACGACATGTTGCCAACTACATTCATGGCAAAAGAATCCCAAACTCTTTATACTGCAAACCCTGAGTTAGAACGTATGTATAATATTCTTCATTTGCTATGGACCTCTGGCGATGAGCGTTTTAAAAACTGGGTTTCTGTCCAATTTGACCGGGCTTTTCCACATGACGTAATCGAAGATGCTCAAAAAAAACAAAAAGATACTTCTCAATCCTCCGCCAGTTAAATTATCACTAATTACCAATTATAACTAATTAATTACAGTAATTTTATCTATGAATATATTTCCATATCTACCAGTTGCCTTAATTTCCAGTTCTGACTATACTGACCTTATCCCTGTTGTGTTTAAGTCAATATTCATAAGGCTTTAGGAGGCAAATAACCAAGTTATTTGGTTATTTGCCTCTGGTTATTTTCCCCCCTTTACCATTACGTATCATATATCCCATTAATTTACACATTTTCAGTATTTAAAATACCATAAATTACTATTGCGTTACTTTGTGTTACCTAAGGTAACCCTTTACTATCAAGCCTTCGTAAAATTAGGTATCGCGAGGTAACGCGAGGTTTCGCGAGGTAACGCAAATTAGTAACGCCGCGTTACCTATATGTAAATTGTAACCATTTATACATTCATATTACATAACTTTTCATAAATCATTCCATTTTTCGTCTCACGCATTTTTCAATTTCCAATTCATTAGACCCCCGTCAATCCCTTATAAATTACGGTTTTAACCTCGTAATACCAAGAATTACCTCATCCTCTTTATTTGTATTTAATTTGATACGTAACACAANNCGCCGCTTTTTAGAAAAAAACAAGTCTTATTTTAAAAAAGTTAAAAAAGGGTGCTCCC